GGTAAATGCCGATAGTAAAATTAAAGGTAAGACTTACACAGAAAAGCAAATTAGAAGTAAATTAATTAACAATACGTTAAAAGCAACTAGTGTTCATAAATCTTTAACAGCAGCACTTAAAGCGGCAAAAAAAAGAAGTAATGCATCTAATAAATAATGGCTTTAGCAAAATCACAAAGAAGTCTTAAATCATGGTCAAGTCAAAAGTGGCGAACGAAATCTGGGAAACCCTCTTCAAAGACAGGAGAAAGGTATCTGCCAGAGAAAGCCATCAAGAGCCTGACATCTGCGGAATATGCGGCCACGACAAAAGCAAAACGCCAAGGAACAAAGCAGGGCAAACAGTTTGTGAAGCAACCAAAGAACATTGCAAAGAAAACAAGGAGTTATAGGAAAATAGGATGAACTACAAAAACAATAAAAAATTTAACGGGAAGACAGATAATAGAAATAATAAAACAGCAACATTTGGTATGTTATCTGTAAAAGCAGGATTGGATAATAATCCTAATGCTACACAGGCAGATAGAATAGCAGGTGCTACAAAAAACAAAAAAGATTCATAGGGGGTAACATGGATAGATTAAAAGATATATGGGAAAATTTAAGTAAGAACGGAAAATTATTTGTAGGAGGATTAGGCATCATTATTGTGATAGCCATTATCCAAGGAGTATTATAATGGCTTATGAAAGAAGTGAAGAAGCGAAAATGAATCTAAGGGCTATAGCGAGACTTAGAGAAGAGAGAATGGAAAAGTTAAAAAAATCATATAACTATGACCACATCAAAAAAAAATTAATTAAAATAGATACCTATACTAGAGGATAGCCATGACTGAAAAAGAATGTAAACAATGTGCAGTATGTGGATGTGACGAAGACAAATGTACTTGTGATGATTTTTGTGAATCTTGTGGAGCATAACTAGTGGCCTATTCTGCAAAACCTAAAACACAAAGGATGCCTAAAAAGAAACCACAGACAACCACATTGCAAAAAGCTAAGCTAATGCAAAAGGTTAAGCCACAGCCTACCCCACAAAAACCAAGAGTTATTCAAACAACAAAACCTGCAACTAAAAAACAAATGAAACCTATGAGACAGCCAATGGTTGAGGATAGACAAACACCAAAACCTTTAGCAGGAACTATGAGAACAAATGACACATCAATGGTATCAAAAGGAAGAGTAACAAGACAACAACTCCTTAACAGGGGAATGAAAAAGACTAAAAATAAAATGATGAAACGGATGAAACCACTTAGAGGAGGAATGTAATAATGTATGGAATGAAAAAACCAATGGCAAAAGCTAAACCAATGAAGTTAAAGCAACAAGCAGCTAAAGCTATCTCAATGAAGAAAGCAGGTAAGAAACCTAAAGCAAAGATTAAGTACTAACTATAATGGGTGGTATGTCGGATGCGGAAAAGAAAAAGAACTTTCTTAAGAAGCATGGCCTTAAAGCTTTTAATGTTCCCGTTCTCACTAATGAGGGCGGTAAAAAAGGTAAGGTTGGTATACTTGAAGATGGAAAGCCACGGCTTATTCGCTTCGGTGACTCTTCTATGGGTCATAACTACAGTCCAGAAGCAAGGAGAAGTTTTAAAGCAAGACATGGAAAAAATATTAAAGAAGGTAAAACAAGTGCTGCTTATTGGGCGAATAAAGTTTTATGGGCGGGTTCAAGTGGTAGCAAGAAGTCACCTCCGAAGAGCCAAAAGAATGTCAAAGGCAGTAGATATTCAAGTTAGAAAAGTGCAACCCAAAGGGAATGTTTACAAAGCTATTAAAGGTAGCGATAAAGTAGTTTTATTAGAGAGACACAGGTAAAAATATATGCCGATATACACATATAGAAATAAAACAACAGGTTTAGAGTGGGATGAACTACGAACATATACCACAAGAAAAAAACCTCTTAAAGATAAGAATATTGAATTAGTGTTCACAGCACCTAGATTAGGATTTATAGAAAGAAGTGAACATGGTGCTAGAGACCAGATGATTCACAATGCTAGACAGGGTATGAAAGAAAGACAGCTTGAAGATAAACTAGGACTTAGAAAAACTCCTGAGTGGTTACAAGAAAGAACAGAAAGACACTTACAAAAGGTAAAGAATGTTAGTTCCTGAAGTAAATAAAGAATTAACAGAAAAGCAAAAAAGTTTTTTAGAACATTTGTTTAGTGATGCTAAAGGCAACCCAAGAGAAGCTGCTAAACTTGCAGGGTATGATGAGAGTAACTATCAAAAAGTTATTAAGTCAGTAAAGCAAGAGATAATTGAAAGAGCAGAAGGTGTACTAGCAACCCATTCTCCAAAAGCAGTTATGGGAATGATAGGTGCGCTAGATGAAGATGGAAGTATACCAGGGGCAAACATAAGACTAGAAGCAGCCAAACAAATATTAGATAGAGTTGGAATATCTAAAACAGAACGCATTGATTTAAATGCTAGAGTCCAACACGGAATATTTATACTACCACCAAAAAATGACAGAACCTAAAAAAATAAAAGGTAATTTAGTTCCTTTTGGATATAGGCAATCTGAGACTGACCCCACAATAGCAGAACCTATTGAGGAACAATTAAAAGTTTTAGAAGATGCTTTAGTACTCCATAAAAAAGGACAGTCTTTACAAAAATGTGTTGACTATATTTTTTCTCAAACACAAAGAAAAATTAGTAGACAAGGGTTTTATAAGATTACTAATAAAAATAATATTAAAAAGAAAGCTAGAGAAAGTGCTAGGGAACAATTAGACTATCAAAGAGATAGAGTTCTAAAAGCTAAAAGAGAATTAGAAAAAGAAAGAAACAAACTAGAAAATAAAAATAAAAAGATTAGAGATTTAGATGTTGTATTAGAAGGTAAAGTTAAAACAGTTATTGATACAAAAGAAATAGAAGAAGCCTCACCTACAATACAAAAAGCATTTGATAAAAAAGATATTATCTTTGAACCAAATGAAGGTCCTCAATCAGATTTCTTAGCATCAAGTGAAAGAGAAGTTTTTTATGGAGGTGCAAGAGGTGGTGGTAAATCTTATGCCATGTTAGTTGACCCTCTAAGATATTGTGATAGAAAAAATCATAGAGCATTACTTGTTAGAAGAACAATGCCAGAACTGAGAGATTTAATTAATCACTCACAACAACTATATTCAAGAGCCTATCCCGGTGCTAAGTGGAGGGAACAAGAAAAAGAATGGAGATTCCCATCAGGTGCTAGAATAGAATTTGGATATGCAGAAAATTTAACAGACGCATTAAGATATCAAGGACAATCATATACTTGGATTGGTATAGATGAATTACCACAATATCCTACCGCCGATATATATAACTTCTTACGTTCATCATTAAGAAGTGTAGACCCTGAGATACCTGTCTATATGAGAGCAACAGGCAATCCCGGAAACGTAGGTTCAACATGGGTCAAAGAGATGTTTGTAGACCCGTCAGAGCCAAATAATCAGTTTGACGTAGAAATACCTACCCCCATGGGAGTTAAGAAGATATCAAGAAAGTTTATCCCTGCAAAGTTACAGGATAACCCCTATCTTATGCAGACAGATGATTACTACGCAATGTTGGCATCTTTACCAGAAGTGCAGAAGAAACAGTTTTTAGAAGGTGATTGGGATGCTTATGAGAGTTCATCATTTCCAGAGTTTAACAGACAAGTCCATGTCATAGAACCTTTTGACATACCGAGAAATTGGATGAGATTTAGAGCAGCCGACTGGGGATACAGTTCACCTGCTTGTTGTCTATGGTTTGCAGTAGATTACGATAATAATTTATTTGTGTATAGAGAATTATATGCAAAAAGAAATACCGCCGATGTATTTGCAAGAAGAGTTTTAGATTCAGAAGAAGGTGAGTACATAAGATATGGAGTACTCGATAGTTCAACTTGGGCAAGACGAGGAGATGTTGGTCCAAGTATTGCAGAGACTATGATACAAGAAGGATGCAGATGGAGACAGTCTGATAGAAGTCCTAGAAGTAGAATATCAGGAAAATTAGAAGTCCATAAAAGATTAAGAATAGAAGAAGACACAGGTTACCCAACAATGTTTATATTTAATAATTGTTTAAATTTAATTAGGACATTACCAATGCTACCTGTAGATAAAAATAATGCAGAGGATGTAGATACAACTGCAGATGACCATGCTTATGATGCACTTAGATATGGTTGTATGAGTAGACCAACTCATCCTGTATCAGTTAGAGGAAATGATTATTTAACTTCTACTGAGAAACAAGACTCAGCACCTGCAGATAGCGTATTTGGATACTGATGCATCTTCCTAAGACTGTAAGAATAGGAGCATTTTTAGTAGAGCTAATTCTAGTAGACCACGAGGTTATGTACGAACTAGTTTCAGCAGAAGGTACATTTATATGTAAGCCTCCTTATAAAATATATCTAGATAAACAGATGATAAGAAGAGGTGGTCCTGATGCAGTCAACGTAGTAATACACGAATTACTTCATGTAGGCTACCATCAATACCATTTAAAGGAAAAAGAAGAAGAAACAATTGTTAATTCTTTTGGAAACTTTATGACAGAAGTTTTATGCCATTCTGAAATAAAAGATTGGATAAGACACGAAACAAAAAATTTGCAATCAACTGCGAATAAACGACAAACATAGGAGAAACAAAACATGGCAATCATGAAACAATACAAGCAAGGCGATTTACCAGAAAATATGTATGGTAAGGACACAGGCAAACAAGGCGACAGTAAGATTAATGTAGTAAAGTCTGCTACAGGTCTTCCTGCTGATGACTACAGCGAGACAGATGTAACTGCAGGTAGAAAAGCAAAAAACACAGTCGATGCACAAGTATTTAAATTAGCTGACGAGAAAGACTACTAGTAATTTAAATGATAGAAGACAACGCAGTAGGTGGAGTATTTTCTGAAAGTGACGATGTAGGTTCTTTAGACGATAATGACAATAGTACATTTAGTAATCTAGGTTCAATAATTGAAACTAGGTTAAAAGAATCAGAGCAATCTCGCCTCTATGATGAGAAGAGATGGTTAAGGTCATATAGAAACTATAGAGGAATTTATGGTTCTGATATGGCTTTTAGAGATTCAGAAAAATCAAGAGTATTTGTTAAGGTAACTAAAACAAAAGTACTAGCCGCTTACGGACAATTAATAGAAGTACTATTTTCTCAAGGGAAGTTTCCTATTGGGATTTTTCCTACTTCTGTTCCATCAGGTACGAGCAAGTATGCTCATATAAAGCCTGATAATTTAAAAGAACAAGATGATAGGATGGAAGACATCTATGGTTTTGAAGGGGATGGTAAAGAAGTATCTCCCGGTGCTACCGCTAACGATATACTTAATGGTTTAAAAGAAAAGTATAAAGATGCAGGATTTGAAGAAGGGGCAGCACCTGATTTAAAAACTATGCCACAGATTGAACCTGCGGCTGAAGCTGCAAAGAATATGGAAAGATTAATTCATGACCAACTAGAAGAATCTCATGCTATATCTGTTATGCGTCATGTGTTATTTGAAATGTGCTTACTTGGAACAGGAGTTCTAAAAGGTCCTTTTAATTATGAACAAGCCGAACACAAATGGATACTCAATGATGAGGGTGAAAGAGAATACTCACCTAAAACAAAAATAGTACCTAAAGTAGAAGCTGTTAGTTTATGGGATTTATATCCAGACCCTGATGCAGTCAATATTAATGATGCTGACTATGTTATCCAAAGGCATATTTACAACAGAACTCAGCTAAGAGATTTAGCTAACAGGCCTTTCTTTAGAAAGTCTGCTATTAAAGATTGTTTAGCAATGGGTTCTAATTACGAAACAAGAAGTTACGAAACCGCATTATATGATAGAGAAAATCAAGAAGAGTTTAATAAAAACAGATTTGAAATTCTAGAATATTGGGGAACAATGGATAAGAATTTTGTTGAAGAGTCAGGTATGGAAATCCCTGATGGTTTTGATTCTGAGTTAGACGAAGTTCAAATTAATGCATGGGTATGTAATGGGCATATACTAAGACTAGTATTAAATCCTTTTACCCCCGCAAGAAATCCCTTTATGGTATGCCCTTATGAAATCAACCCATATCAATTCTTTGGTGTAGGTATACCTGAAAATATGGATGATGCTCAAACAATTATGAATGGTCATGCAAGAATGGCTATTGATAATTTAGCACTAGCAGGAAACCTAGTATTTGATGTAGATGAAACTATGTTAGTACCGGGTCAAGATATGTCTGTATATCCCGGAAAAATATTTAGAAGACAGAGTGGTCAAACAGGACAAGCCATTCACGGATTAAAGTTTCCAAGTACTGCAGTAGAGAATATGCAAATCTTTGATAGGTTCAGACAGTTAGCTGATGAATCTACAGGCATACCTTCTTATTCACATGGACAAACAGGAATTAATTCTACAACTAGGACAGCTTCTGGAATGTCAATGTTAATGGGTGCAGCAGCACTTAATATAAAAACAGTTATAAAAAATATAGATGACTACTTACTAAAGCCATTGGGTGAAACATTGTTCCAATGGAATATGCAGTTTAATAAAGATATGCCAGAAATAGAAGGTGACTTAAATATTAAGGCACAGGGAACAACTTCTCTGATGACTAAAGAAGTAAGGTCACAAAGACTAATGACATTTATGCAAGTAGCTTCTAATCAGTTCTTAGCACCGCATATTAAATGGCACAGTATTATTAAAGAGATTGCAAAGTCTATGGATGTAGACCCTGAACAGGTACTCAATGACCCTGAACAAGCAGCAATATTTATGAAACAGATGGGAGACATGAATGGAAATAAACAAAATGCAAATCCTAACGAGCAACCCACAGGTATGGGGGGTGTTGGAGGAGTACCTGCAGGAGCAAATAACGCAGACACACAAGGGTCTGGAGGTGGCAACATCGGAGTTGGAACTCCACAGGCTACAGGGCAAGGCGGCTTTACTGCACCAAATAATGAATCTTAGAGGACAACTAAATAAAAGATAATGGCAACTAAACTTTCAGATATATTAAATAAAGAATCAACAGGGATAATGTTTCCCTTTTCAAGTAGTACATCATCAACAAGTGTAGCACCTGTGAGTACAACACAACAAGTTTATAATACAGCTACTAATGGTATTATGACAGTTCAAGGAAAACAATATACAGGACCAGATGCTATAATTAATTATGGAAGTAAGGAAGAAGGATACCCTAGAAATTTAAAACAAATTGAAAAAGGTATGCTACCTCAGTTTAATCAAAGCACATTACCTAATGTAGGAAAAGGTACAGTAGAAACAGGAACACCGACAGCTCCTGTAACACCACCTACAGAAGAAGTAAAAACTCCTGAACCCGTACTAGACCCATGTCCTCCGGGATATAAGTTAGTTAATGGTGTATGCCAACAAGTAGCACAACAAAAACCAGATGAACCAAGAGAAAAAATTATTCCTACTTATGATACTGCTGTGGGTTTTAGTAATGAAGAAAGATTAAATTTTAATTCTAAGTTATACGAAAATGGTGGAGTAGATAGTAATAGTTATTATGGTTTAAATAATTTAATAACTAAAGATGGAAATTCTTTATCTTTTAATTTTTCAAATTTAGAAGACCTTAAAGAAAAAAATAAATATCTTAAAAGAACACCAATAGGATATATTTCTAATTTAGTTAAGGTTAATGGCAGTTCTGTTAATATGAAAGGTCAAATGAAATTTCTTTTAGAAAATAATTTAGCAACAAGTGATATAGATATGAAATTATTAGACCCTATAAGTTTAAATAAAAGACCTGGAGATACTAAATTAGTATTAAATGAAAAAGTACAAAGTTATATAGAAAATATAGATAATGTCAAAAACGATTTATATAGTAAAGATAAATTTGGAAATATAAAAGGAAAAGATTTATTTAATTTTTTAGGAACTGCGTATGGTTCTGGTGGAATAGGTTTAGTTCCAAAAGAAATGAACTCACTTATGATTGATTTAGCAGCAAATTTTGGTAGCCTATCTTCACAATATTTGTTAAATAGAAAAGAGTCAGGATTTAATACAGGGGGTAGTCTTTATCATATAAGAAAGTTAGGATATGGTAAAAAATATGATATTAAGAAGTTTAGTAAGGCTATACAAAAGCAATATAATGAAGAATTTAAAAAAGATACTTTAAATCAACTAGAAGTAGATAAAACAACAGGAGAAAAACCAAGACTAGGTAAAGATAATGTAATCGAAAGTAAAAGAGGAGGGGATGGTAAAAGTAGAACTAATTTTACAGCAGACACTTCTTCTTTTTCAAGCCAACCCGCAGCAAAAGAAAGTAAAGCAAAAGAAAGAAGAGAGGCTAATAAAAAAGCAAATGAAGGAAAAGCTACACCAAAAGGAATAAATAGACCGGGTTATTAACAGGAGATAATATGGAAGAAGAAACAATTAATCAAGAAATGCCAGAAAGACAAGGAGTGATGGGAGCAGATGTTACCCCACCTACAACTATGGAATTAAAAGTATCTCCTAGAGAGGTATCTAATAACCTACAAAATCTTTCTGAAGAAGAAACAATGCTAATTACACAATTAAATGTACCACAATTTAGAGACTTTATGTCTAAAGTATTTGGTGCAGAGTTTGGTACAATTATGGAACAAGCAGTTCCTGAACCACAAGCACAACCACAAGTTTCACCGCAAGGCGAAAACCCATCACCTATGACAGGTGGGGGTATGATGCAGCCACCCGTTACAGCGTAACGGCCCTGCAAATTAGGGGCGACCAGATTCCAACTGCACCCCGAAGGAGGATAAATGGAAAAAGACGAACAGAACTCTACTGTTGTAGAAGAACAAAATTCTCAAGCAACAGAAGAACTCGCAACTCCAAATCCCTATAAGCATCCTAGTAGGAACTTAATGGATAAGGAAATTGAAACAACAGCCACCGAAGAATCAAAGGAAGAAACTGACGAGAAGAACCCTGATGAATCTCGCCCTGTCGGAGTAGAAGATGCCGCTTTTAAGAAGCGATATGACGATTTAAAACGGCATTACGATGAGACATTATCTAAGCACAAAGATGAAGTCTACAAACTTAAAAAAGAAAAAGAAGCGGTACAAACTAGACCCACCTTTAAATCTAAAGAAGAACTTGAAGAGTGGAGAAGAGAGTATCCTGAAATGTACGATTCTGTTATGCAGTTAACTACAGAAGCTACTATGAAATCTAAACAAGAAATGGAAGAAGAGTTGTTAGAAATTAAACGACAACAATCCAAACTTGCTAGAGATAGAGCAGAAGTAGAATTGTCAAAGAAGCATCCTGACTATGCGGAACTTCGTGAGAGCGAAGATTTTCATGATTGGGCATCTGTTCAACCAGAGTATATAAAAAATATGCTTTACAAGAATGATGCAAATCCGTTGGAAGCAGCAAGGGCAATTGACTTATACAAGTATGACAGAGGTATTTCTAAGAAGAAGGTTTCTTCTAGTGATGTTAAAAAAGAAGCAGCGAAAGCAATTTCTAAAACTAAATCATCAGAACAACCTAATGATAATAGAAAGCAATGGACATGGAAAGAGGTAAAAGCTCTTAAACCATCCGAGTACAGTAAGTTTGAGACAGACATTGATAAGGCTCATAGAGAAGGTCGCATCGTATAAACAGTTAACTCATATCAATTTTAAGAATAACTAATAAATAATAGGAGAAACAAAGATGGCTTTTGATAAAGTATCAGGTAATAATAATCTCGCTAACGGAAACTTTAGCCCGATTATCTATTCCCAAAAAGTCCAGAAGTTCTTTCGTACCGCATCAGTAATAGAAGCAATTACTAATACTGATTATGCAGGTGAGATTGAAGCTTATGGAGACACAGTAAACATCATAAAAGAACCTACTATTTCTGTTAGTGCGTATTCAAGAGGAGCGGTTGTTGATGCACAAGATATCACCGATGACCAAATCCAATTGACTGTCGACCAAGCAAACGCATTTTCTTTTAAAGTTGATGACATTGAGGAAAGACATTCCCATGTTAACTTTGAAAGTGTTGCAACTTCTTCTGGTGCTTATGCACTTAAGAACGCTTATGACAAGAACGTAATAGCAGCAATGGTAGCAGGTGTAAGCACAG